GTAACTTTGAACCTAAAAGCAAAAAAGAAGAAAAACCATATCAAGCACCAAAATGGTTTAGTGATAATATGAAAGATGTGTATTAATTAATATGCAATCCAATTAACAATCTGATTGAGGTTTAATAATGAGTAATGACGACATGATAACATGGCAAGACGGTGATGATCATAGCAAGGCTGAAGCTATGTCGCAATTTGCTGAAAATGTAAATTCATATAGTGGATTGAATAAAAGTCAAGGTAGTCATTATCGTCACTTTATTGACATTGAGCCAAATAGATCTGTTAAGCCGGGATTTGGTAAAGATGACTATTATGCATTTCGCCCAGACGAAGGGGTTCCAAATCAACAGAGACGAATTATTAAGATGTGTATGGATGCTTACGAAAAGGTTGGTATCATTCGTAACATCATTGACTTAATGGGAGACTTTGGTAGTCAAGGTATACAAATTGTACACAAAGATAAGAGTGTTGAAAAGTTCTATCAACAATGGTTTAAAAGTGTTAAAGGTAAAGAAAGATCAGAGAGATTTCTTAACAATTTATATAAAGCTGGAAATGTCATTGTACATCGCAGTCACGCTAAGGTTACACCTCAACTTAAAAATTATATGAAAGCTTTGTCTTCTGATATAAAAGTTGAAATTCCAAACATGACTAAAAACGAAATACCTTGGAGATATAATTTCTTTAATCCATTGACTGTGAAAAATAAAGACGGTCAATTGTCTTTGTTTATGGGTAAGCAGAATTATACTCTAACTGCTAATTCTTTTTTTGATAGATTTAAAACTGGAGATATTCCCAATCATGTGTTGGAAACACTTCCCCAAAATATAAAGCAGTCACTATTAAGAGGAGAAAGGGATATACCACTAGATCCAGAGCGTCTTAGTATATTTTACTATAAGAAAGACGATTGGAGACAATGGGCTAATCCTATGATTTATGCTATTCTTGATGATATTGTTATGCTAGAAAAAATGAGATTAGCTGATATGTCTGCTCTTGATGGAGCTATTTCAAATATTAGATTGTGGACGCTTGGTAGTCTGGATCACAAGGTTTTACCTAATAAAGCTGCAATTAATAAGTTACGTGATATTCTTGCCAGTAATGTTGGTGGAGGCACTATGGAATTAGTCTGGGGTCCAGAGTTGTCGTTCCAAGAGTCAAATAGTGAAGTCTATAAGTTTCTTGGATCGGAAAAGTATACCTCTGTATTGAATAGCATCTACGCTGGGCTTGGTGTCCCACCAACACTTACTGGTATGGCTAATAATGGTGGTGGATTTACAAATAACTTTATATCACTTAAGACTTTGGTTGAAAGACTACAATATGGCAGGGATCAACTTATAACTTTCTGGGAAAAAGAGTTAGAAATTGTTAGACAGGCTATGGGTTTTAGATATAAAGCTCATATACATTTTGACCAAATGACATTAGCTGATGAAGCTGCTGAGAAAAATCTTCTTATTCAACTTGCTGATAGAGATATTATTAGTCATGAGACTCTTCTTGAAAGATTCAAGGAAATACCTCAGATTGAAAATATCAGAATTAAAAGAGAGCTTTCCAAGCGCGAAACAGTTGGCCCAGATAAAGCTGGCCCATTTCATCCTCCCCCTCCTCCAGAAGCTGAACCATCGGAAGAGGAAGTGCAAGAACCATTAACGCCTCCAGATGATAGTAAGGATACTGATCTAGAAGCTAAAAACGGTAGACCTTTATTTAAGAAAGATGATGGTCCTAGAAAACAAAGAACAGAACAGCCAAGATCCAAATCTCCAAGCTTGGGCGAATTGTTGTACTGGTCTGACAGATCGTTCTCTTACATATCTGATGTGCTTACATCTTCTTTCTTGGGGTCTAGAGAAAAGAAAAACCTTAGACAATTGACGAAAGGTGAGTTTAAAGATCTTGAAAGTTTAAAAGTAGATATATTAACTAACCTGTCACCTCTACAGGAAGTTAATAAAGATACTATTGTGCAAATGCTTAAATCTCAATGTCGAGTACCAAAGGCTATATCTAGTATATTAACGTCTAGGGATATAAATCTGGATAGTTTATCTGTCGATGACTTTAGGATGAAAGTTATTGGTGTGTATATTGAATACGTAACTGTCGAAAACTAACCTTTTTACAGTTTTTTGTGTATACCAATAAAGAGGTATTCGATGAAAATATATAAAAATGAAATAAAAGACGGCGTTGCTGATTTAGTTCAAGCAAATGCGAGCATTGCATATTGCTCTCAGGCTTTGCTATGCGCAGACGAATTTGTTGACGATAGTGATTTTATTGCTAAATTGAAGGCTGAAAGCGCTAATCCTAATCAAATAGATTTGTACTACATTAAGTCTATTCTTGTTTCTACTGGATGGAATAAGAATGATGATGTGTTTGACAATCAATCTACATGGGCTGCTAGAGATACACCTGAAGACAAACAATTTAATTTCATGCATAACGAGAATGACATCATTGGTCATATTACTGGTAGTTATGTTGTAGATAAAGAAGGCAATAAAATAGAAGCAGAAGAAGCTCCACAAGAATTTGATATTGTCACAGAAGCAGTATTATATAATAGTTGGACTGATCCTGAAAATAGAGATAGAATGCAACAGATCATTGCTGAGATGGAAGAAGGCAAATGGTTTGTTTCTATGGAATGTTTGTTCGCTGGCTTTGATTACGCCCTACTTGACGAAGGTGGTAATGGAAAAGTTTTAGCTAGAAACGAAGATTCCTCTTTCCTTACAAAACATTTAAGAGCCTACGGTGGTTCTGGAGAATACGAAAATTACAAAATTGGAAGATCTTTAAGAGAAATATCTTTTTCTGGCAAAGGTCTTGTTTCAAAACCCGCCAATCCTCGAAGTATAATTTTGGATGCTAGCAAAGCATTTTTAAATTCAAACGTAGATGTTATTAAATTGTCAAAAGGAGAAAATACTATGACAGATAACAATGTGTTAGAACAGCAAATTGCTGATCTAAAGACTGAGCTAGCGTCTGCTAGAGACGAAGCCGTAGAGCTTCGTGCAAAGGTTGACGAAAGTGCTTCCAAAGAATATTTGGACACAATCGCCAAGCTTGAAGAAACCCTTGCTTCAAACGAAGAAGTCGTTAAGGCTTTGGAAGTTTCTGTAGCTGAAAAAGAAGCTGCATATACTGAACTTCACGAATCTGTAGAAGCAAAAAATAAGGACTTCCAAGAAAAGATGGAAGAACTTAAAAAGATGAAGAAAGAAAAGAAAGCTGAAGCTCGAAAGGCTGAACTTCTTGACCTTGGATTTGATGCTGATGAAGCTGAAGAATCTGTTGCTTCTTACGAAGACTTTGACGATGCCACTTTTGACACAATTATCGCCGGAATGAAGAAGAAGGCGCAAGTTGATGAAAAGAAAAAGGCTACTGTCAAGAATAAGAAAGAAGACGAAGAAGAAGCCGGTGTTAAACCAGCTAAGAGCGAAGAAGTAGTAGTAGAAGCTGAAGCTGAAGAAGCTGAAGCCGAAGTAGCTGCTGAAGAAGCTCTCGAAAACGTCGAAACAACGGAAGCCGCTTTGGTAGAAGCTACTGAAGAAGCTGACGAACTCACAGCCACTAGAGCGAGTGTCGCTGAATGGCTCGAAAACAATGTACTTAGCAAATAATTACAAGGAGATTAAATTATGGCTCTAAAACCAGATAGATATGAACTTCAAACCGATATCAGCTTTTTCTACAATGCTGGTACGGCAACTCGCGGTGGCGTTGTTGTTCATGGTGCAAGCGCAGGTGGCGGTGCATCTATGGATGATGGTACTAACTTGGTTAAGTACGACGCAACTGCTGGAAAAATTCCAGTTGGCATCCTTCTTAACGATGTAGTTAACAAGGATCTTACTCGTACTCATCTTAATCAATATAAGAATGAAGTACAAAAGGGTGGTAAGGTAACAGTTCTTCGTAAGGGTTACGTTGTAACTAATAATGTAGATGGCACTCCGGTTGCTGGATCTGGCGCTTATGTCAGTGAAACTGTTGCTGGAAACCTAACAATGGCTACAGATGAAGGCGTACTTGTTGGTCGCTTCCTTTCTGATGCTGATGCTGATGGTTATGCTAAAGTCGAAGTCAACCTTCCCTGATCAATAAACAATTAAAGGAGAATTATAATATGCCTATTACAGAAAGACCTAGTGATGAATTCATCAGTCTTCTCCGAAAATCGGGGGATGCTGATGTAAATGTGGCTCAAGCAGCACAGCGAGAATTCGCTAAAGCTCTTGAAACGCCACTACGAAAGGGTGTCCTCGTTGGCAACATCCTTGGTGACATTTTTGAAACTATTAATGTCGAAATTGGTTCAACGACTGAATTTCCTCTTGACTTGGTAAGTCCCGGTCTTGAAGGAGAGCATGTCGCTTATACGAATCCCGGTCATGGTAGAATTCCAGAACGGGCCGTTGAAAGTGATTACGTCATGATTCCAACGTACAACATTGCATCATCTGTAGATTACCTTCTACGATATGCTAAAGAAGCACGTTGGGACGTAGTTGGTCGAGCCATGCAAGTCATGGAAGCTGGCTTCGTTAAGAAGATGAATGATGACGGATGGCATACGCTGCTCGCAGCTGGTGTTGACCGTAACATTCTCGTCTATGATGGCGATGCAACTAGTGGTTTGTTCAGCAAGAGACTCGTTTCTCTTATGCAAACTGTTATGCGTCGAAATTCTGGCGGTAACAGCGCTTCAGTTGGTCGTGGTCGTCTTACTGACCTCTATGTATCTCCAGAAGCTCTTGAAGATGTTCGCAGTTGGGGTCTTGATCAGGTTGACGAAGTAACTCGTCGTGAGATCTATACAGCTCCAGAAGGCGGTGCGCCAATTACACGTATCTTTGGTGTAAATCTTCACGATCTGGACGAAGTTGGAGAAGGCCAAGAGTATCAGTCGTTTTACACGAGTGATCTTAGCGGTACGCTTCATCAGAGTTCGCCTGCTGACGTTGAGCTTGTTGTTGGTCTTGATCAGTCAAGCAACGACAGCTTTGTAATGCCTGTTAAGTCTCAGCTACAAGTCTTTGAAGATCCTACTCTTCACAGACAGCAAAGAGCTGGTTATTATGGGTGGGCAGAGCTTGGCTTTGGCGTTCTTGATAATCGAAGAATTATTCTTGGCTCGTTCTAAGAAAATAACTTCTTTTTATGCACTAGAGCCACCCTCGCTTGGGGGTGGCTTTTTGTGTATAATATGGTAGATACTGTACTTTTGGGATACCAAGGAGAAAAAAATGGCAGCTATATCAGACTACTTGGAAAGTCAATTACTCAACTTCCTTTTTAGATCATCAAATAGTTTTATGGGCCACACTATGGCTCAAAACACTGACAAAGACAATGTACCTTACGGTAAGCCTTTAAACCTTTCAATAGCTTTAACTGGCAGACCTCCGCAGGACAACGACACTGGAGCAACTATTGATGAAATACCTGTCAACGTAGATGTTGGAGGTGTGTCTAGAGCAACGAATTACAAAAGGTACGATCTGGGCAGTCCATCAGAAATTGGTGACAACAATTGGTTGCCAGTTGGATCTGACGGGACAAACGACAGTCTAGCACAAGCCTATTCTATACACTCTGCTAATGCTTCTAAAACTTTTGTTCCTCCGGGCAACTCTACTCCTACTACTGTTCTTATTGGAGATGGATCTACCAAAGGATATTATTATCCTCTATTTTTATCTCAAGGCGCAGTAACTGGTGCAAACACTATAGTAACATATAATTTTATAGATCAGCCGGGAATAGATTTCTACGGAGCTTATTCAACTGGAAGTGATAATAATTTTTACGAGAACCAAGAAACAAATCCAGACCCAACAGATATTCTTATTAGACTATATGAAGATAACGGTTTTATAAAAAATAAGATTAGTCTTAAATTTAATAAAGCTGTAAGTAACTGGGGTTTTGTATCTGGTATTGCTATTTTAGACAGTCCGAATTACGGAGAGGGTAATCTTTTAATGCACGCGCAATTAAAAAATCCTAGACAAGTAACTCCCGGCGATAGCTTATACTTTGATCCTAAAACCCTAGAAATTAGTCTAAAATAATGATTACAGATAAAGCAACTCTTATACAAAACATTAAGAGAGATATACCTGATAATACGGTTGGGGCTATTTCTCCTAGAGATATACGTCAAAGCCTTATTGACTTAGTAGATTCTATACATTTGCTTACAAGCCAGCATCCCCTTCTCTCCAAAAATTTATATACAATACATGAAAATACTACTGTTGTTGGTTTAGAGAATTTTATACATTCAAGTGTTGAAGACGCTCTTACCAAAGACAACACTGCTGTAGGATTTCAAGCACTAAATGCTAGTTATAGAGGTATTGACAATACAGCCATTGGCTCTCACGCTGTTAGCTGCCTGATTAATGGCGAGTCCAATATTGGTGTAGGCTTTCATTCTTTAGCTGGAAATATAAACGGCTCTGCAAACTTAGGTATTGGTAATTATACTTTAAATGGTAATAGGCAGGGTAACTTTAATATTGCTATTGGTCATGGCGCTGGTTATTACGCAGGCCGTGACTCTTCTTACCAGTTCTTTCTTGGTATTCACCCAGTAACTAAAGACTACATTTGTGATAATCCTACTGGTGTTGGTCTAGTACCATTAATGTTTGGAAATCTAGAACAAGGAGAATTATCTCTTGGTGTTGGAGTTAGAACTTTGAATGATGGTTCTATGTTGCAGGTTGAGGGTAATATTAATCCACATACAAATAGAATTCATAGTTTAGGGTCGTCTATTTATCATTGGGATAAAATATATCTTACTAACGGTTTAGAATTTATTGGTGGACCAAGTATACTTTTTGCTAATGGTCGTTTTGACGCAAACAGAACCTTTGCGACAACTCAAGGTTTAATATCTAAAACTTTGTCAGTATCTACCACCTCTCTACTTACTGGTGGAGTAGTTATGGGTGATACCCTATCTGTCGCTGGTGAAGTTGATTTTGATTCTAATGTAAACTTGGATGCTAATTTACTTGTTAAGAAAAATAATACATTCACTTTGGGTTCTCCAAGTAAAAGATTTGGCAATGCTTTCCTATCTAATGTATACGCTAAGTATGTTCAGTCAGATGTATTTGAAGCTCAAAGACAGGTTCATTTTTCAAACAAAACTTTAAGACTAGGTTCTTCTTCTGATATATATTCTGTAGACGGTGGCGGTCCAGATGGCTTGTTTGATCACTTTGATCCAGCTGATGAGATCTCTGCCCAGCCATATCTTAATGACAATAATCTTGAAGATGCTGGTTTAATCATACATTCCACAACTTTAGATCCAACAGAAGCCGCTAAGTATCAATTTGTATTCAAGCCTTTTGGTACGTTAGCTAATGCCAGATCTTCTGCTTACTTTTATTCACGCAACACTTGGTATTCTAATATAAGCCTTACCCTTGCTCCAACTGCCTACTTAAATACTCAACATGTTTATGGTCAAGAAAATCTATGTATTGGAACTTTTAGTGCTGTAACTAATACAGACCCAAGAATTAAATTTATTGACAATAAAACTATAGATATTGGATTTGAAGATTCTGCTAATTATGCTGTCATTGGAGATATTAACTTTACTGCTGAAAGCGAAGAGTTAGATAGTTTTGATATTAATGTAATGTCAAATCAAGATAATGTTAATCTTTTTCATAGATATAGAGTTAATGCTACCGCTTCTGCTAATCACGGTTTTGATGTAGGATATATAAGTGACTCTAGACTTCCTGAACCAGCTTATTTCAACGAACAACTTGGTCAAAGTCCCAAGAGATTTATAATCAGGGGTTTTAATGGTCAAAATTATGCGAGCAATGCTTTAACTCTCATGCAGGGCGATACTGATGGTGGTGTTGGAATTAGTAATTTTGCTTATGCAGATAATATGCTTCCAGATACTATATTTAACGTTAGAAGTACTGGTAATGCAGTAGCCCGATTTACAGCTGAGTCAGAAGGAGATGTGAAGTCTTCTGTTGAATTATTAACTAGGAAAAATTGCTTAGACTATGGAACAAGTCTTACATACTCAAATGATACAGAATTTTTTGATATATTAACATTTTCTAACAAGCAAGAAGCTAGCTTATTAAGAATGGATAATGGCGGCCATGTAGCTATACAACCATCTGGCAATCGTTTTACTCATGGAAGTAAGAATGACTTCATGCTGACCCTTGGTAGTCCTAAATATACTGAAGCTTCTTTGGCTATGTTTAGTTCTTCTCAAACTATGCCTCCATCTAGTGGGTATGGAGTTTTGTTTGTTAAAGATAAACCACTAGAAGATCAAGTTCATGATCTTAAGTTTATGGATGGGTCAGGTAATATATTCAACATTCCAATGACCGCTTCTGCTTCTAGCGATACTATATTTGACAGATCTGTTTACGCTACCACTAATGGTGCTACTTACGCTGGATTGGCTACGCCACCTACTATTGATAGACTAGACAGTACAGACATACACAACGTTACAGCTTATGGTTTTAGAGCATTTAGAGAGTTATTAGATAGTTCTAATAGTGTAGCTATTGGCGCTAGAGTAGCTCAAAACTTTACTGCTGGAGATAATAATGTATTTATTGGTTGCCCAAATGCAGACGTTACTTCTGGATCTAACAATTTTATACTAGGTGCTAATTCTTTAACTTATACTGGCGCAACATCAAATGTGTTTGATTTAGATGGCAAGATTATTTGCACTGACACAAGTTCTTCTTCTGCTGAATATTTCATAGATGGTTTTCTAAACTTAAATAACTATACTAGAATTATTACCAATAAGCTAATGTATTCAGGCTCTCAAGGGTTTAGTATTGGAAGAGGATTTTCGATAGCGGGTGTTAATGGTGCTTTTCAATCAACTAATACTTTGATTGTAAACGAAAACGGAAGTACTTTTAACTCTAACTTGCGACTAGCTACTCAAGGTAGCAATCATGCTAAGTTAATATTTAATGATAATACTGAACTAAGTAGTTCTTCTTTCTTAAATACTATAAGTACTAATACTACTAATATTTCTTTAGCTAATTCCAAAATACAGCAGAACACAGACGATATAGTTGAGACAAACAAAAAGATAGACGCACAAACAGTAGAAGGTTTTGTTTATGGTGGAACGCTTACTCCACCTTCTCATCCAACTTCTTCTACTACATTTAGAATAGTTCAGTATAAAGAAATGAGTGGAACTTGGCAGGAAGTCTCTGCTGACCCAGATAACGATCCAGCTAGATTTATTGATATAGTAAATAGAGATCCGGGCTTGTCTCTGAATCGTGGTGAATACGTAGTAGCTCAAAGGATAGGAACAGAATATAGAGTTGTATGGATTTCAAATTACAGACTTCCAACTAGTGAGCTGTAGGAAATGAGGACTGAGGTATATAAGTATGGCTTCGTACAGTATAACTATAACAGCTCAAGGAAGCTCTAATTATATATTTAATGGATCACATAGAAGTGGTACATTAACTAATTCAGCTGATCCCACCCTTTTTTTCAATGAGAATGACACAGTTACGTTCACTTTTAATCAAGGTGGTAGTCATCCCTTTATCATACAGAAGTCTGGGGAAACCAGCTTTGGAAGTTATTCATCAGGGTCTCAAACTTGGACAGTTGGCGTTGCTGGAATCTGGAATTACAGGTGTACTTCTCACAGTTCAATGGCTGATGTTATTTTCGTAACGGCTGATTCTACACCGACCACCACGACAACAACAACCACTACCACCACGACAACTACCACAACAACCTTACCACCATTGCCTCCTATAACTAATTTGGCTGCTTCACTCAGTCCCCTTGGGGTGGCATACTTGAATGTTAGCTGGACAGCTCCTACTTCAGACGGTGGAAGTCCACCACTTGAATACATAGTAGACTATAAAATATCCACTGAGACTGCGTGGATATACGTTGGAAATAATGTAACTAGCACTAATATAAGAATAGGCAACAGGCTTGGATCGTTATCTTACGATGTAAGAGTTAAAGCTATTAACAGTGCGGGTGTAGAAAGCCCATATGTTACCCTGTTCAACATTACCTATGGAACTACAACCACGGCTCCACCAACTACGACCACGACAACTACTACAGCTGCACCATCTACTACAGCTCCACCATCTACTACAGCTCCACCATCTACTACGACAACTACTACTA